TATGTCACTTGCAAGGTACTATTTCAGCATCAGGTGCTGGTGGTGATATGCAACTTGACAACACAAACATCGCGGTTGGTCAGCAAATTACGATCACAACATTCACAATTACTGCTGGTGGCGCATAAAAGGACGTTCTAAATGTCTAACGGCGTAACAGGAAGTATAGATTTTAGCTTCTTCGGTGGGGGCTATTCAGTCCTTGTCGGTGAGGTTACTGGCACGTTCGATGTATCAATTGCATCTGACGTGTTCGTTCCTGTGCATGCTAATGCTAACAACACTGTTGATTTTTTTATTGCTGCTGGAGTTGAGACGCCAACCATTTTCGGTGAATTCAACGGTACTATAGACTTCTCGTTAAATGAGAGTGGGCGCATTGAGTTTGGACGCCAAGGATATGGTACATCTGCAAACAATGAGATAACATTCATTGGATCGGCTACAGCATTCAACCCTATCGTTGGTGGGTTTGATAATGTCCTTCCAATCACTTTCTCTGGTACTATGGCTCAGTTTTCTTTGGGTCAAACTACAGGTGCTTTCTCTTATGCATTGCAGTCCAAGGTTGTAAATTATACCTTACTTAACAAAAGTAGACCAAACTTAACAAACGGTATCAAACTACAAGATACTCAAAATAACCAAGTAAACATAAAGCAAGAACCAAATGGCGTAAAAATACGCAATAACGGTGAAACTTTTGTTGAAATTAGATAATATCTTTTTAGATAAATAAAAGTAAACGGAGAGAACACATGTCGGATAACTTCTACATCAAGCAAAACGATACTGCCCCATCCCTAGAAGTAGTTCTAACGAGTTCGTCTGGACGTGCTAAACCTATGACAGAAGCGGCAAGCATCGCATTTAATATGTCAACAGATGTTGGCACTAATCTTGTGAGCCTTGGTACGGGTACAATCGTTAACTCAGCAAAAGGTATTGTTGCCTACACTTGGCAAACAGGTGATACTTCAAATACAGGTATCCACAATGCAGAATTTCAAGTTACCTATAATAATGGACAGATCGAAACTTTTCCAAACTCTGGCTACATTAAAGTAATTATTAAAGGTGAGTTAGCATAATGGCACAACCAACATCAAAAGAAGACTTTAAAGACTATATCCTAAGAAAAATCGGCGCACCTGTAATTGACATCAACGTTGCAGATGAGCAAGTCGAAGATCGTGTAGATGAGGCTGTCTCTTTCTGGCGTGATTATCACTACAATGGTAGTCAACTGGTGTATCTTAAGCATGCAATCACAGAAGCAGATAAGGTTAACGGATGGATACCACTACCACAAGGCTTGTTGGGCATTTCTAAGATATTTGACCTAGATACAAGCATTTCAACTGGCACAGGTATGTTCAACGTAAACTACCAGTTTGTTCTGAATAACATTCAAGATATGACTAGTTATAGTATGCAGAACTACTACATGACTATGCAACACATTGAGTTTATGCAAGAGATACTTGTTGGTAAACCATTGATCCGCTACAACAAGCACGTAAACAAACTACACATTGATACAGATAAAAAATCTTGGGTGGTAGGAAACTACATTGTTATCGAAGCATATGACGTTATTAATCCTGATGAGTACGCAGATGTTTGGGGTGATCGTTGGCTTCAAAATTATGCCGCTGTTCTTGTTCGTGAGCAATGGGGTTTGAACCTCACTAAATTCACGCAGATGCAATTGGTTGGTGGTGTGCAGTTTAATGGTGAGCAAATCCTTGCAGAGGCTAGGGCTGACCGCGAACGTATGGAAGAAGAAGCAATTCGATCATTGCAACCTTTGACCTACAACTTTATTGGATAAGACATGGCAACCAACGCATTCTTCAGAAATATTGACAACAGTTATGAACAGAACTTAATCGATGATCTAGTTATTGAGTCGATCCAAATGTATGGCGTTGATGTCAAATACGTTTCGAGAGCAAATAAAAATATCGACAGTTTGTTGAATGAGGATGATATTCCTACATTCGACGCATATTATGATTTCGAAGTTTATATTAAAAACGTAGATGGCTTTGAGGGCGAAGGCGACTTCTTGAGTAAGTTCGGTCTTCAAATTCGTGACTCTATTACATTTTCTGTTGCTATTAGAACCTTTGAAAGATTTGTGACACGAGAAAACGATACTAGGTTGAGACCTATTGCTGGGGAAGTTATTTTCTTGCCTCTGAATAATAAGCTTTACAAAATACAACACGTAGAACACGAAAGTGTATTCTATCAAAGTGGTGCGCTACAGATTTATGATATGCGTTGTGAACTTATGGAATTCTCTGGTGAGCAATTCGACACAGGCATTTATGAGATCGATCACTTCTTTGATGATATTGACACTACGGCTAATACGGTAAATACACTTACAGCATTAACTGCTGTTGATCCTCTTGCTGACAACTTGGCATTTGAAACACAAGCTGATGATATTTTAGATTTCTCTGAGATGGACCCATTCAGTGAAAATATTAGCATACAGGATTTATAAACATGGCAATTGCAAATTATTTTTACAATTCGACTACTAGAAAGTACGTTGCTATATTTGGTACACTCTTCAATCAAGTAACGATTCAGAGAACCAATAATGATGGGGATTTACAACAGGAAATGATTGTTCCATTGTCGTATGCGCCATTCCAAAAAATCTTAGCTAGGGTAGCGGCTGATCCTGATCTTCTTAACAGCACTCGACCAGCTATGACGCTCCCAAGAATGTCTTTTGAGATTAATAACGTAACATACGATCCTCAAAGAAAAATAGCTACAACACGTAAGGTGCTGAAGCCAGTAGCAGACGAGAACAACAACCAAAGAGAATTCATGTATACTGGGGTTCCATATAATATAGACTTCTCATTGTACATCATGACAAAGTATGCCGAAGACGCAACTAAGGTTATGGAGCAAATCCTTCCGTTCTTTACGCCTGATTGGACTGTGACTGCCAAGATGATACCAGAACATGAGCCTGTTGACATCCCAATCATATTGAACAGCGTTACAACTGAAGACTTGTATGAAGGTACGTTTGAAGAAAGACAGTCAATTCTGTACACACTAACCTTCACACTCAAGGGCTATTATTACGGACCTCAAAAGACTAAGAAAGTAATTAAGTTTGTTGATGTGGACTTTTACAACGGTACAGATTCCAACGCTCCATTCATAGAAGGTGTGGATGTGAGACCTGGCCTCAGCGCAAATGGTCAACCCATTTCGACGGAAGGGCAACAAGCCACAGCAAAGGCTATCCTTTCGAATGGAACGGTAGGATCAGTTCAAGTATTAGTCAACGGTGAAAAGTATGATGCTAATACCACAGTTACTATTGCCGCACCAGATACAGCAAATGCTTCGCTTACATCAACGATGACAAGTGGCTCTGTTACTGCTATTAATATTACAAACGGTGGTGGTTACTTCTCTACACCCCCAACAGTCAGCTTTAGTGTTCCAGACGCAACACCAACAACAGCCACGGGTGTGGTTACTGTTGTCGGTGACTCGATCACTGATATCGCAGTTACCAATGTAGGCAATTTCTACAATACACCAACATTTACTGTTAGTCCACCCCCAACGGTTGCCCCTGTGGTTAAGTTTGGTGACGATGCGTTGTCACACACAACTGAAGCCGATGTTACGTTGCTACACACATTTGGTGGCTTCTATAGCTCTAATACTGGCTACAAAGTGCAGTTCTGGATTTACCCAACTGAAATTACTGTTGGCAACCCATACTCAATATTATTCGCACCGTTCACAAAGATATACATGAATACTAATGGTAGTATTGGTTTTCAATATTCCTCACAGCCAATCATAGTGTCTGATACAAACGTGACAGTGAACCAGTGGAACCATGTTGAACTAGAACATTCTGGCACTAGTATTAGAATTAACGTCAATGGTGTCAAGGGTACGACGGCAACACGGGGTGCTGGTAATGTCATTCTTCCAAACCACACATATAAAGCTGGTGATGCGCAAGGTAACGAATCGGTATTTGATGGGGCTAACAGAAGTTTTGTTGGCGTTTTGGACAACGTTACATTTGAAGCACAGGCTCAATTAGTTGGTGTGGATGGTTCATCTTACACGATGCCAACATCAGCCAACAGTGGTGATGTTTTTGAAAAGAACTTTGACAAAGACTTGCCTGTACTGTCATCAACAGTCGTTGATGGCGAAATCACTGCAATAACTGTTATCAACGGTGGGCTTGGTTATTCGGGCGCATCGCCTACAATTACATTTGACGCACCTGATGACGTTGCGGCAAGCTTCGCTGCTTCTGCGACACCTAATTTGGTTGATGGTTCTATTACCAGCATTACCATAAGTAACCCAGGTAAGTTTTATCTCACTGATGCAATAATTTCTGTGTCAGCCCCGACTGCCACTACTGCTACCGCAACCGCTGTAATCGCATCTAATGGTGATGTTGCGTCTATTACAGTTACTGATACTGGTCTGGGATATAGATCAGTACCAACTGTGACTATATCACCACCAACATTCGGTTCAATTCCATATAACCAAATTGAGTTCGATGATGACTGGGGCATTATTAAAACAATAGTGAGTGAATAATATGAATGATAAGATAGCTGAAAACCTTGGTCTTAGACCTTTGGCAGAAATCAGGGAAGAAGAATTAGAACATCTTCCCGTCGAAGTTGACGAAGATACATCATCTGTGATCGAACATGTCGAAGTTCCTGTTGACGATGAAAATCTCAAAGACCTTACTAAAGTTCGTGAGAACATTGCAGGTGTTATTGAGTTGGGCAACGAAGCAGTACGAGAAATGCTTGAGATTGCCAAACAATCTGAGTCTGCAAGAGGCTTTGAAGTTGTGTCCACACTTATGAAAACCTTGCTTGATGCAAACAAAGACTTTGCCGATGTGTCAACCAAAAAGAAATTTGCAAAAGAAGAGATCATGGGACCTAGAGAGAATGCCCAAACAAATGTTACTAATAATAACTTGATTGTTTCTACTGCTGATTTATTGAAAATGCTGAAAGAGAATGAGAATGGGTGATGGTTATTTAGGAAATGTACATCTAAAGAAAGTTTCAGAAGACGTAGAGTGGACTCCAGAACTTCTTAGGGAGTTTATGAAGTGTACCAATGATCCTGTATACTTTGCTAAGACTTATATTAAGATTATTCACGTTGATAAGGGGTTAGTACCTTTTGAGATGTACGATTACCAAAAAGACATTGTTCAGAAGATTACTGACAATAGACGTGTTGCAGTTTTAACTGCTAGACAGTCTGGAAAGACAACAACGGCGGCGGCTGTTATTTTACATTACGTACTATTCAACGAATACAAAACTGTTGCTATCCTTGCAAACAAAGGCGATGCTTCTCGTGAAGTTTTGGCTAGGGTCAAGTTGGCTTATGAGGCACTTCCTAGATGGTTACAGCAAGGTGTTAGTGAGTGGAACAAGGGTAACATCGAACTTGAGAACGGCTGTAAAATTCTTGCTGGTACTACATCATCTTCTGCTATTCGTGGTAAATCTATTAACTTCCTATATCTTGATGAGGTTGCATTCATTGAAGGCTATGACGAATTCTTCGCCTCAGTTTATCCTACGATCTCATCTGGTGAAAGTACAAAGCTGTTGATGACATCCACACCTAATGGTCTGAACCACTTCTGGAAGACGTGTAAGGGTGCTGAAGAAGCCACTAATGGCTATGAGTTTGTCAAGGTTATGTGGGATGATGTCCCAGGTCGTAATGAAGCTTGGAAGAATGAAACATTAGAAGCGCTAGACTTTGACCAAGAGAAATTCAATCAAGAATATTGTTGTCAGTTCCTAGGCAGTTCTGGTACACTTATTGATAGTGGTAAGCTAAAAGAATTAGCACCATCTCGTCCTATATTAGAACAAAATAACATATGTCAATACGAAGCACCAATCGAAGGTCACGCATATGCTATGACATGTGACGTATCTCGTGGTAAAGGGCTTGACTATTCTACATGTAATATCATTGACATCACATCCATGCCTTATAAACAAGTTTGTACATACAGAGATAATATGGTAACACCTATTGACTTTACGGCGGTTATCTATAGATTGGGCAAACTTTACAACGAATGTGCAGTCTTGATTGAGATTAATGACATTGGAGAGCAAGTCTCTGATACATTACTCATGGATTACGGTTATGAAAATATGCTTTCTACTGAAAGTGCTGGACGGGCAGGCAAACGAATTTCCGCAGGGTTTGGTAAGAATGTAGATAGTGGAATTAGAACGACTAAAAGTGTTAAAGCTGTTGGTTGTTCCATATTGAAGATGTTGATTGAGCAAAATCAATTAATTCTACAAGATTTTGAGACGATACAAGAACTTTCAAGGTTCTCTAAGAAGGGCGTCTCATACGAAGCCGAATCAGGTTCCCACGATGATTTGGTAATGAATTTGGTTATCTTTGCTTGGCTAAGTGATCAAATGTATTTTAAGGATTTGACCGATATTAATACACTTATGAAATTAAGAGAAAAGACAGAAGAGCAAGTTGAACAAGAAATGTTGCCTTTTGGATTTATAGACGATGGTTCTGATGATGAAGATGTAGTTTGGCAAGATGATGAACGCCAAGGGTGGGGTTTATATTAAGATGTTCTTTTGTATAAATAGAACAAGAGAAGATAATAACAAAACAAGAATAACGCAGTTTTTCAATACATAAAGGAGAAAAATATGGCTTTTTCCGTAAGTCCTTCCGTTATCGTTCG